TCGAAGCGCAGTTCTGGCAATGCCCCGAACGCTGGCACTTTAGCCATGATGATGTTGTATAGGCGATCCGTGTGATTGCTGCGGATGCAGTCGGTTACGCCTAACTCCCAGAGAAGCTGCACAGCTTCGTTACGATCATCATCTAGGGTTTGAGCGTATGAGCCCATGCGCCCTTCTTCCCACTTGCTGATCTGTGGAAGGTCTATCTCATCACCAATGGTGACTACTTGATCTGGCTTAAACTTGGTGATGAAGCTTGCAAGGTTACGGGTTGCAACCCTGTCATGGTACGGAACTTGTAAGTCCGAGACTACGACAATTCGCTTAATCGTCATCCTCATCTTCGTAATCGCCGAACTTCTCAGGGTCAATAGGATCTGGCAAGATCCAATGAGGGTAAGCCTGTGGCTCTGTAATCATGAACATCGCAATGTCCTCTGGAAACCCTGCTCTTTTAAGCGAGCAGAAGTATTCGTAAAGCCCAATGCAATAAGCATCAAGCTTTGAGTAACCTTGCTCCTCTAGTGCCTTAGTTGCTTTTCTTGCCATGGCACAATGTTACCTGTCAAGAAGTATGTTATAGATCTCATCGACTCGCGTGTTGAGTCTTTTGATCTCAGACAACAGGTGTGTAATTACATAGCCAGACAAGCCACCCAGAGCTGCGATGGTGGCAAGATAAAGGGTAAAGAAGTCTGACTGTGTCACTCGGCAATTCCATATGAATCGTCTTTAGGATTTAACCAGCGCAACACAGGTGGCAAGATTGCTGCTGCACCTGCATAGATTAAAGCCTGTGGGTCAGTCACTCCCGATGCCGCAAGTGTGATTACAGCCGCAAGGAATGCTCTTACCCAAGATCCTGACATTTTCTTTAACTCGTTCATCGTTTCCGCCTAACATAGGTATCTGAAAAAAAGCACTATCATTGTCAGCCTTTTTCTTAAAGCTGACATGCATGTGCTTAGTGTGTTTGTTAGCCCCTGTGTATTTGCGCCACTTCCAGTTAAGGATGTGGGAGCATATTCTTCCATCGTAAATGATGTAAGCAATACGCGTGTCTCTTTGTGCTTTACATAAGGCGCGAAGCTGATCAGCAAGATCTCCCATTTCATCTGGCTTACCGCTTTTGTGGAGATCTTTGTCCACATCAATGGCACGAACCCAGCCCTGCTCATCTGGATTATGATCTGACTTGCGAGCAGCGTGTCGGGTATCACCGATCCAACCATCCGATGTGCGGTCACGATCTGGGAACGAGTCATCAATCTGCTCTCTTAATTGAATAGCAGCTTTAGAGAGTTTGACCTTCACTTAGAATCCGAGAGCCTTCAAGTCATCTAAATCTAAACCAAGTGCAGCAAGTTTTGCCATTGCTGTTTCTTTTGCTGCAATCGCTGCTGCAATAGCCGCTTTCTCTGCTTTGCTTTCTTCAATTTGACTTTGTAGGCGCGCTAATTCATCTGCTGATAAAGGCACAATTTCTACTTGATCGCCTGTAAGGATTACTTTGTTGAATGTTTCAGTCATTTTAGCTCACTCCGTATAATGAAAAGATTGATCCGATACCAAAAGCGGTTGGACAGGTAATGTCAATTTGTGAAATAGCAGTAGTTGCATCATTTGTGCCAAAAAATGATTGGACTCTTGTTTGATTAGCGGATGTGCCGACACGATCTCCGCAAACAACATTGATCGTTTTTTTGATAGTAGAGTTTTTATAATTTGGTACGTTAATAACACCTGAAAACAGTGTGTTGTTAGTGCCACAACGCATAGAAGTTGCACCTATATCTTCGCCGCTTGATACAGTTGCGCCTCGTGCAGTGATTAATTGTGAGTAATAAGTGGCTGAAGTGACGCTATTAAATGTCATCCTAATAAAATCATCGCCACCAATACCTTGCATAATAATTTGTAAATGCGTATAAGTGCTAGGAATTGATGAAAAAGTTATTGTTGAGGCACTTGATGCAAGTGTCGTTGTGGAAATTAGTGTCAATGCACCACTAGATCCAGCCGAAGCCCACTTCATGCCCGTTGCTTCTGCGCTGTCAGCAGTAAGCACTGTTCCGTTTGCTCCCACTGCCAAACGAGAAAATGTATCTGCGCCAGTTCCGCCGATGAGATCACCTTTTGCATCGATCGCAGTTGCCATCGAGTTTGTGACTGTTACAGTCCCAGAAGTGCCACCGCCTGAGATACCAGTACCAGCAGTAACACCCGTAATGTCACCAGCTGCATCTGTTACCCATGTGAAATCCATATCTGTATTTGATGCCTTAGAGAGCACCTGACCTGTCGTGCCACCTTTAAGATCGACCAGTGAAGCATCGATTGCATCGCCTAGTGTCTCAATGGCTACTGCGCCATCCTTGACTAGGTCAGTACTGGTTGGTACTGCCCAACCAAAATTAGGGGTTGTTGTTGCCATTAGGTTAGAGCTCCGATCGCTTTAGACCACTGTAGTGTACCATTTACGCCACTCCAGATGGTGTTATTTGGAAGTACTGTTGCCCATGTCGGGGCTATGAGGGAAAAGTCTGTAGGTGAGACATAGATAGTGGCATCCACAAAAGTAGGAGTCGCTCTCATTGAGATGCCCTCTACAAAGCCTGAAAAGTACCCCTCGAACATGTTAAAGGGTAGATTGGTAATAACTACTGGCTCACCAAAGAATAGGTTGATAAGGTCATCTCTGAGGGCGTTAGGCATAAGAGGGTTGTCAAGTCTAAAGGTGATCTGATCAAGCTGTGTTCTAGGGGTTGAGCGTAAGGCTAAATCTCGTTCGATAATGTCCTCAACATCTGCTAAATAGCGGATATTGGAATCGAATGTTCTTTGGTAGCGACCATAGGTAGTGATAGAAGCATCGTCTGTGGCTGAGTAGGTAGAGCCATAATCATTGCCATAGCGCACAATCTCGCTGTTGCGAATCTTGCCAATCTGTAGAATTGACTTAACGCTAGCAGGGGAAGCGTAATTGCCATCCAACTGGGTTGAGCCGTTGGTTGCTAAATAGTTACTTCTGTGATCCGCGTCCGCATATGAGATGCGCCCCTGTTTGTCCTCGAAGAGGTTTCCAAGTGCGCTGTCTGCTATCTGCTGGACTAGCGTCTGTGTGTTGCGATCTGCTGCTTGGAGATTATCCATCTCGTACAGACCAGAATCAATCTCGCCCAAGCCCACATTCTCAGCATTAGCCCATGTAGTAGTTGGGTCATAATCTTGCCACTGAAGAGCAGGTGCTACTTCTATCCACTCATTGACTAATAACTCTGAAAGAATAATGCGGATCTGTTCGCCATCAAGATCATGATCTACAGAATCTGTGTAGATGGCTTTAGGCAGTTTAGCCAAAGCACCAACTGCAAGTATTGTTCCAAGGGTTACAAAGCCTGTTTCTTCTGGGCTCCTGACTGAAGTCGTAAAGTCTGAGACTGTGCCACCGAATACAGGCACATATGTGCCACCACTATCTTTAAGCTCTAAGGTTAGGGAATCGGTGACATCAATATCAAAAAGGGCATTGGTAGAGTTGATAATGTCCATGCGAGCATAACCTGCTTGGCATTGGCGATCGATGTCGATGCGTCCTGTAGTGAGATTAACAGCAGTTACATTAGTATAAACATTATTGCCTACAGTGATGCGCCATTCTGGAAGCCATGTCATACTGCAAGCAGTCCTGTTGCACTTGTGCCACGCTGGTAAGACTGACGGACTACATCTTCCACAGCTCTAGCAATAGCCTCTGGGTCGCCGATTCCAGCCTGAATTGTAATATTGTAAGAATTAGCGGCTTGTGCTGCATAGCGTGAGCCACTTACAGCACCTGCTACACCTGCTCCACCTGATAGACCTTGCAACATAGATGAGCGAGCAATGCTTTCTAAGTCAATTGATGAAGCCATTGAAGTAACAGCAGATGCGTTTTCCATGTCTAGCAAGTCTGCAAAAGCATTAGCGCGAGCACTTGCAGCTTCTGCGTATTCTAGGATAGCCCCAATAGATCCACCTGCTGTCGAGATTGGTGCGATGTAATCTCCTGC